CGGGAACCTATTCAGCGCCTGTTAATGCCACCAAGTGTGGAGATACGGTAGACATTTCTAATACTCGTCCCTATACTGCAATGCAGTTGAATCTCAATCCATTAGAACATGTCTTATATTCCTGAGGTTGATGATTATGTAAAATGGAAAACCCACGAGGGTTGGGTATATTTCAAATGCGATGATTCCATCAGCATTGAAATAGGTGTGAAAGATGTTGTGTGCTACAAAGGTACATGCCATAAAAAGAATCACATTTTGTTAGTATGTCCGAGGTTTCAATGGGATGAACTAGAGTATATTAAAAACAGAAGAAATGGAGAAGACACCTACAAATCTCAGGAGAATAGGTACTTAGACACACAATGATCTATCAACTTTGTTATCTAAAACCAAAGAAAAAAGGTTTCTCTAATCAATCAGCGACATTTATGAAAATTGATGATGCTATTTTTTGGGAATCTGTCATGAAAGAAAAAGGTTGTAAGGACTTCAAAATCTTAATTAAGTAAACTGGGCCCTTCAAACTGTCTCACTATTGTAAGCACCAAATCATGGATTATTATTTGAACGAACAACAAATCGAAGAACTTGAAAGCTTTGATCATATCGCAAATGATTTATCTGAACTTTTTGAAGAACTTGAAGAGTTCAACATGAAAGATTATCTTAACTCCAACATTGATTACTGAAATGAATTTTCCTACTTCAACTGTCAACGTTCTGCCTCATCTGAATGATCTTAAAAAGGTTTGGCGAGATCAAGATTTTCGATTCACTAAAGATCAGCAAGAGCAATATGATATGCTAATGCAAGCTCGCCGTGAACGTGTTGCATGGTTCTATGAAACAGATCGAGTGCAGAAAGGGCCAAAAGTTACTAAGAAAGAAGAACAACAAGAAGAAGAATCGTGATTGCATCTCCTGCTATTCTAAATAGTAGGAGATTTTTTTCTATTTCGATGAAGACTTTCGCCACATTTATGATAGAAGCATATGACAAGGATGTCATGGGTTCTTCTCAAATTCGCCGCACTGGTGAAGGTGGAAGAGTTGGAAAAGATCGCCGCAAAACTGATGCTGAAAAGAGGCGCACTAAGTTAGGGCCTGGTGGCACAAGAGTAGCCGCTAAATCATATAAAGATCGTAAAGATATTGGACAACAGAGACAAGCATCTACAAGAGTTCAACAACCTGAGAAGGAAAGAGGTAGTGCTGAAGTAAAACAATCATATGCTGATAAAGTAAGAGCAGAGAGGAAGAAAGCAGCACAAGCAAGAATAGCAGCAAGAAAATCTGGTGGTGAGGTGAAGAAAGACACCACATCTGTTAAGGATAAAGAGAAAGCAGCATCCAAACTTCTGACAAAGAAAACACCAGCAAAACCTAAAACTGGTGAGAAAATACAAAGAACAACTGAGCGTCAATATACAAGAGATGAGAAGAAAAAGATGGTGAGAGCAGGTAAGAGATTAGTGAAAGATATTGTAAAAGGTAGAGATCGCCCTGCATCTGAATATCAGCCTTGAGGGCCCTCTAAAGTGTCTCTCTAGTGTAAGCACGCGACTTGTCTATGTCTCGCCCTGAAACTCTGCTCACCTTTGCTGATTATGCTGAGGACTTCAAAGCACGGGTTCAGATTCACAACTACGAAGTGAAAAAACTGGGAGAAGATATTTCTCTTCTCCTAAATGTTCTCACCGACAAAGCATATTACGCTGCGATTGATCGGTGACAAGATGAGGGGATTTCTCCCCTCTTTTTTATTGGGCCCTTTAATGTGTCCTAATAATGTAAGCAACGTCAGCGCCCTTTACAATCGTCTGTAAGGGTGCTATCATTATTATTTGGTGTCAGACTACCTGCCTGTGACTATTACTCTTCGTCCACATCAACAACGCGCCACAGATGCTATGTTGGTGCATGATAAGGGGCAAATCATTGTGCCCACTGGTGGTGGTAAAACCTTGACGATGATCATGGACACCAAGAAACGCCATGAGGTTATCAACAACGGCACCACAACAGTTGTTGTTGCTCCGCGTATTTTGCTGGCAGAACAACTGTGCAGTGAATTTATGGAGGTGATTGATCCTCACAACAGTGATCCTTATCTGCATGTTCTTCACTGCCACAGCGGTGAAACAAAGTATATGAGCACAACCAAAGCAAAAGAAATTCATCTTTATGCAAGTTGTGCTCGTGAATGTGGTGAGAATGTTATCATCTTCACTACTTACAATTCTCTGCATCGTGTCATGGAGGCAGATATTGAGGTGAACACTATCTACTTTGACGAAGCACATAACAGCGTCAAGCGTAACTTTTTCCCTGCGACTGAGTTCTTTGCTAATGATGCAGATCGCTGCTATTTCTATACAGCAACCCGTAAGACTTCTGTCACTATCAACAAACCAGGCATGAATGATGTCGATGTTTATGGTGACATTATCTGCCGTGTTTCTGCTCCTGAGCTTGTCGATGGCGGATATATCATCCCACCTCGTATTCAAGCAAAGCAGTTCTTCATGCACAAGAAAGCAGGCATGATTTCCTGCGAGACTGATGCTGAGAACATCATTGATACCATTGAAGAGACTGACACCAAAAAGATTCTAGTTTGTGTCAAGACTTCGCGTCAACTTATCAATCTGATGAAAGCAACTGATTTTGCTGATGAGTTGCATGATCTTGGATATTCTTACCTCTATATTACATCTAAGACTGGTGCAGTTGTTGATGGTAAGAAAGTTGATCGCGAACAATTCTTTGAAACTTTGAACAAATGGGGACGTGATCCTGACAAAAAGTTTGTTGTTCTTCACCGCTCTATTCTGTCTGAAGGTATCAACGTCAGCGAACTTGAAACTGTTATCTTTCTCCGTAACATGGATGTGATTGAGATGACACAAACCATTGGACGTGTTCTCCGTACTGGTAACAAGTCTAAATCTTTTGGGCTTTGTGTTGTTCCTGTTTATTCTCAGGTTGGTGTTGCAACTGAACGCGCATTGCAGACAGTTGTTAATACTGTATTTGAAAAAGGTGAAATGCTTGATAGTGTGGTGCGTCGATGAGAAAATCTAGAAACCCGAAAGCTTACTGCCGAGTTGCCTTCAATGCACTCAATTCTAACATTGATTGTTGGGGAGATCCCGATTTTTTCAGACCGATTACTCGCACTTTCTATGAACAAGTTTTTAGTTCTGGATCCAATCATCATGGATTGATTAGTGAAGATGCAAAGGACAATCCAAAGCAACGTACTCATGATCATTGTCTCTCACCTCAGTTTATTTGTCGCATGATTATGGACAATTCTGATATATATCTGTCTGATTATGATATTTTTGAAAATTTGTTTCACCTTGCTCGCACGACTATTTGTGTTACTAAAGATGAAAACAAGCAATTAAGTTTGCTCACGGAGAATGATGGAATAAACTATCGAGTTTATGTTCCTACCAACCTTAAATATCAACACCTAGGTATTAAATTGTACAAAAAGTTTGGTGCTAGTTGGAAAAATGCTGTAAAATATGATGGAAACGTCGGGGATCTTGTTCCCCAAGATCTATTAAAATATGAAAAGAAGTTCCTAGCATGAAACTAATACAACAAAAGAGTGACGTTCTTGATCCCAAACCTGTAGAGCAGGGGTTCATAGTTGGCAAATATGATGATCCCCTCATGTATGCTGCTGTACCCATTGCGGGCAGTAACACTAAACTAGCAATCATACATCAAGGCAAAATTCTTAAAGAGTGTCGCAATCGTAAATCTGCAATGAATCTTATCCAAAAACATATGAAAGGTAAAAGTATTGCAAGACTTCCTGTATAATACTGGGCCCTTAAAAGTGTACTACCATTAGATGCAATCAACCATGGCACAAGCAATCCGCGATTACTTTTCAGAACCCGAGATCGTTGCAGATATTGTTAAAGAATTGAATCAAGAGATTGCTCTGTGTACTATCTTCCGCAATCTTAAGCGTGAATATGATCATGGTGTGACAGATGCTCCGTTGATGACATTCCGCGAACTTAATGCTGAGGATCGCAATGAAGTGTTTGTTTATCTGGGCAGATTGTTAGAATCTGTTCTCACCTGTAAGCTTTCACTTCGCCGTGGATTCAAAGTGAGCAAGGATCGCAACTCTTCTGGAGATGTTGTTATCAACGATATTATCTGGGAGATCAAAGGTACAACTGGCAATAATTCCTGGACTGGTTCTACTCATGCCACCAAGAAAGAGGATGATGGTATGAACTTTATTGGTGTGAAGTATGGCATCAATGAAGATACAAAAGTGTTTGACATTATCAATGGTGTTGAGGGTTTGATTGGAGAAATCTTCATCGGTGTATTTGAGAAACTGAACTTTGTTCGCAAAGGTAGCGCAACTCAAAGCAATTCACGCACTTCGCTGTTGATTTCTCTGGATGATTATGATACAGTGAAAGAGCAAGTTTGCTGGGGTAACTTCCGCATCCCACAACGTAATGGAAAGTATCTGCAACTCGAACCCGCATGAATAAGATCATTCAAACAGACTGCATCAGTGGAATGAAAACAATGGGGACGGAGAGTGTTGATCTCTGCGTTACATCTCCTCCCTATGATAACCTCAGATCATACAATGATTCATCAGCATGGAACTTTGACACATTCAAAGATGTTGCTGAAGAATTATATCGTGTGATGAAAGTTGGTGGAGTTGTTGTGTGGGTGATTGGAGATGCTTGCATCAAAGGAAGCGAAACTGGATCAAGCTTTAAGCAGGTTCTACACTTCATGCAGTTAGGATTTCTGCTGCATGATACTATGATATATGAGAAAAATGGTAGTCCATTCCCTGCACGAAGGAATGGTAATCGTTATTCTCAGATATTTGAATACATGTTCATTTTATCTAAGAGCAAGAAACCTAAGACTGCAAATCTGCTTTGCGATAAACCAAACCGATGGGCAGGTTATACACACTTTGGCAAAGGATCTATCAGACAAAAGGATGGCACACTGAAAGAACGTCAAATTAAACCTATCCCAGAATATAGTCCACGCAATAACATCTGGAAATATAATACAGGTAAAAACTATTCTACGAAAGATGCTGTTGCATTTGAACATCCTGCCATTTTTCCTGAAGGATTAGCAAAAGATCACATTTTGACATGGAGTGAAGAGAATGATTTAGTTTTAGATCCTTTCATGGGATCTGGAACAACTGCTGTCGCTTGTATGGAAACAAACCGTAAATATATCGGTTTTGAAATAGATCCTACCTACTATGATGTTTGCCAACGTAGGATAGAACAACACGTTACAATCGTGAATGATGAAGTTCAAGAGAAGAACCCATTAGAGGCAGAGTTATATTGAGGGCCCTTCAAACTGTTTCAGTAGTATGCAGAACACTCACCTAGAACATCCCGAGGATTCTATTCTGACTGGAGATCTGTCAGTTCTTGACTGGTTCTCTGCTCAGGATAGTTTCATCTCAACTAAAATGGATGGTGCTCCCGCTATTGTTTGGGGACGCAATCCTGCCAACGGAATGTTTTTTGTTGGCACCAAAGCTGTCTTCAACAAAGTAAAAATCCGCATTGCACATTCACATGACGAGATTGAAACGTTCTATCAAGGTAAAGTTGCGCGTATTCTTCACGCTTGTTTTGATTGCCTTCCTCGCACAACTTCTATCTTTCAAGGTGATTTTATTGGTTATGGCGGTAGTGATACTTATCGCCCCAACACGATCACTTACATCTTTCCTGAGATAATCTCTCAAGATGTTATCATCGCACCTCACACAGTTTATGGTGGTGCTGATGACTTGCGCCATGTAACTGCATCGCCTTTGATGTATGAAATGAGCAGCAATGATCGGGTTATGTTTGTGCAACCTGAATCAGTTCTTAATCCTTTCCGCGAGGATCTTGAGGATGTGTGTAAGTTTGCCAAGCAAATGTCTACACTATGTGAGTTCGTCA